AACTGCAGCCACGTTGAACTTACGACCGCAGCCGTACTCATCGTGGTGCAGTTGCGCGAGTTCTTCTATGTCAACACCCTGTCGAGGTGTTTGTAGTGCTTCGATGTTCACAGCAACATCAACCCATCTTTGGCATGTTGACTTGTATGCCAGCTATACCAAGCAACACAATCAACACCCACACCACGATTATCACCGTGATAATTGCCATCAACACACGGATGATTGTAGTGAACGGTTCACCTAGTGGTATGAGAGCCAACAACTGTTGCGCCCCCCACCACACAGCACCTAGGATGATGAGTACGAAGATCAGTCCTATGACAGTACCGATCATGTCTGCCTCCTACTTACTCTTCTTGGCTGGTATGGCACGTTTGCTGTAAGTCTCAGCATGTTGATAACGTGTGACGGGCGTATCAGGGTGGTTAGCATTGTAGATGCGAGCAGCTTTTGCTTTAGCCGCCTTTCCAGATAGACCACTGGCCCTGAACTTGTCACGCATAGCCTCATACTGTTTAGGCACTTGCATCACTTTCAGCAACAGGCTTCTTCCGTCGCCTAGTAGACTTACGCTTTGCTTTGCTGCTGCGTTTGCCCTTTCGTTTCGACTTTGGCATCTTGTGCCTCCGTTTTCTACGCTTAGACTTGCAACGCTTAGCGCCTTTTAGGCCCCGGTGTTGCACTTCCCGGTACGAATATCCAACCGACATTCGGTCCCCACGCCCAACCACCACCATCAGGCGGCGGCTTGACTGCTTCAGGTGGTGTTGGCGGTGCATCAGGTGGCGGCAGTTCGATAGGAGGTGTCGGGAATGGTTCGTTACCTCCACCCCAAATCACAGGTGGTTGATCTGGCGGTTGTTCGATTTCAGGAGGCAGCACTGGACCACCACCTACTTCAAGACCACTAATCCACGCATAGCCGACGAACGTAGCAGGGAATGGTGCATCCTTCTTGTTCTTAGGATAGATAACACCATTGAGAGTAACAGGTACGTGAGACATTACACTTCTCCTTCACTTGTTGCAGATTTCTTCAGACTAACACCGTGTTCCTTGAAGCGTGTTAGTATCTTCTCGTTGAACTTACGCTCGTACTTGACAGGGAATAGCACTTCAACTTCATCGTCTGTCTCGATACCGAGCGCTTGCAACAGGCCACTGCTAACATCAGCTACACGACCTGTATCTTGGTGCGGTCCCCAATCGGCAGGTGCAGCGAAGAATGCGCGTCCTGTCTTGGGTGCATATACAACAGCTACACCGCCTAGCAGCACATCTTTAGGTGTTTCATCATAGTCCCAACGACATGCTACATACGGCATGTTAGGATTGAGCCTACGTGCAAGACCTGTAGTACCATCAGGTTGCTCAGGTAGGAACAGATAAGGTGCATCACTCACATCGAAGATGAATGCAAGACCCTCATCAGGTGCTACACCTTCGTCGTAAGGTCCACCAAACCAACTCACCTTACCTGCAATCTTCATTTTGCCTCTCGTATCTTGAAACGTACTTGGTCAGGCGTTTCAACTACGCACAGCTTTGTAGTACCGACGAGTATTCCGCTGCCTGTCTTACTCTTGCAGTCGCTTGTAGCATGGCGCAAGATAATAACATGATTGCTCTCTACCCACACTGGCGAGCCGTCGAGTGATGTTAGCATGATAAGTACGAACAGCATGTCAATCACTGAAGTGCGAACACGAGTACGGCGATTAGTGGTGCGTGAAGGTTTTTCACTGGATCACCCACCCGAAGAGGTTGTTGTTTTGCAGATAGAAAGAGTTGGATGACACGGAACTCATATAAGCCATTCCGATTTGGTGCATGCCGTCAAGGCTGATTTGTATAGTACCAAGAGAGGCAACAGAAGTTGCGTTTGCTAGCATTACCCAAGAATAGGAAAGCCCAGACATGAGTGTGGCTGCTGAGTTCGGGTCACTAATAGAAACGCAAATGCCGCCGAATTGCCCAGCCTGACTGTTAGCTGCACTTTGCATATAAGTTGCTTCGACCATGTCCCCGGCCCAACAAAGAACAACGCATGGATAAGCAAACGCCGTGACAGCAGTCGCATTGCCACTGGTGTTTCCGGAAGCCCCCTGAAATGGTCTTTGTCGCCTGTTGAACCATGATGCGACGTACCGAAAACTTACATTGTCTTGAAAAGTCCCATCTGTATGTGTTCGTACCATGCCGACCAGCGTGCGCGTTGGAGCGCCGGTCTTTATTTCAACACCGACATTTCCTGCCGTTGTGTCTTGCGAATGTCCTGTGGTGGTGAAATCGAGCGCCAGCACGCCGCCGCCACTGTCAAACAAATATACAAAATAGGTCGTGGTGACTCCGAGCGTTTGCCCCGCCACGCCGTTCACAAATGCGCTGGTTCTCGTCGCCAGAATTGGTGCAGTAAGATTGTAGGTGACGCCAGCAATCTTGATTGCTGAACCGTTGTATGGCGAAAGCCGTACTTGCGTTGCGCTGACATACTCAAACCGCACCTGACCGTGTGAGGTTGGTATAGCATCGACGTACTGCTTGGTGGCGACACCGAGTGCGGCGATGGGGTCGCCCTTGATGCTTGCCAAACCAGTAGAGCGATTAATCTGAAGTGGAGCGTCAATGTAATTGCCAGCATCGTCGTAGCGGTAGAGATTGAAATACGAGCCGACATTGCCGCCGCTCTCAACCGTGCCGTCACCAAGCCCGATAGCCCAACGATCAAGACCGTTGCGCTTGCCACTAATCACCGAGATGCTGGTGTTGTTCGTCCTGTTCAAGACGAGCGCGGGCCGGTCCTTGCTGATCGTCAGATCGCCCGTCATCGTGTCGCCAGCTTTATCTACTTTATTAGTAGTGCTGGTCGAGATAGCACCTTGTACGAACGCCGTAGTAGCTATCGACGTATCACTGTCACCGGGAGCAGGAGTAGGTGCTGTAGGATTGCCTGTAAATGTGGGCGATGCTAGTGGCGCTAGTGTATTGTCTGTAGGGTGTCTGTGATCTTCACGCGCCCACTTGGCACTCGTACCGACAGCAACAGCACCATCCATTAGAGGTGCAGCGCTTGCAGCTTGGCCTTGTACGTAAGCAGTAGTTGCTATACTTGTATCGTTGTCATTGACGGCAGGCGTTGGCGCTTTAGGATCACCTGTGAATATAGGTGAGGCTATATCAGCTTTGAGTGCTAACGCTGCAGTAGCACTATTAGACAACGCTGTATCAGCAGCGTCAACGTAGTCCTTCCTAACAGCTTCATCTGCCGCGGGACCAGTAGGCAGCTTCAAGTGACCTGTCATAGTGTCGCCACTACGACTTGCGAAGTTCAATCTATCACGCATCAATAGTTGCTTGGGCGCTGTATCAGCGTCAAGCATCTGCGGCAGTACGCTGTCATCAGCAATAGCAACAGAGCCACCTTGTGCTAGCAGGTTCCAGTTGGCACTAGGAGGCGGCGAGTTGGTGTGTGGGTTGACGCATATGTATGAACTACCGCTAGCAGTTATAACAGCGTCGTTAATCTGATAAGCAGTGGCAGCACTCCATGTGCCTTTCCACGCGATGCCGGGACTGCCGTCAACGCCGCTAGAACCACTAACAAACAGGTTCCAGTTACTTGAGCTACCACCGCCATTAGCATCTGTGACGTTGATCTGTAGCGTAGTCCCGCTGTAAGAAGTGACTTGACCACTAAGTACATTGTTGACATTACTAACATCGACAATCGTCATAAAGTTGCCAGCATCGAACTGCTTGCCAGCTTGTGTAGTGAATGTCTTTGCGCCTAATGAGATTGTGTTAGGTGTAGTAGATGTACCACGCAGGTTAGCAGCAGCAGCGGCAGCGTTAGCTTCACTAGTTGCCGCATTGGAAGCACTAGTGGCAGCAGCACTTGCAGATGTAGCCGCATCACTCGCACTGCCTGATGCACTCGTCGCACTAGCAAGTGCTTGGTTCTTACTTGCATTGGCACTAGCTGCATCAGTAGCAGCACTGCCAGCACTAGCAGCAGCTTCGGTAGCTGATACTTCTGCAGCATCAGCAGCAGCTTGTGCATCATCGACAGCTTGACTAGCGTCGAAGATGAGTTGCCAGTTTGCTGCGTCAGGAGGGAATGTTGCGCTAGATGTATGCTCAGTTGAGCATAAGTAGTAGACATAACTATCAACAACTACAATGTCACCAAGTGCGAATGTAGTATTAGGTGTCCAATCACCTCTAAACAGCGGAACAGTGGCAACTTGTAGTGTCCACAATGTAGGACGAGCTAAGCGGTCTGCTTCAAATACACCAGTCGGAGCACTAGTATGTTCTACTAGACACCTGTATATGTCGCCAGTTTGAGGATCAAGAGTACGATCACCAACCAAGTACAGTGTAGAGTTAAGCCACTCACCACGTATATGAGGAATGCCTGCTTGTGATAGTAGACTATCAACAGCAGTCCAATTAGCATACTCTAATGTATGCCAACGTGGTGTGTCGAAGTTTACGAGTTTGAAGTTGTAGTTAGGAGTATAGCCGCGTATATTAGCAACCATCACAGCCACCTACAAGATAAGCGGCCATGAAGCCAGATACAGCATGTCTTTGTATATAAGTACGAGTAGCACAAAAATGGAACTTTGTCAATAGCATATCTCTACCCTCTCACCACTGTTCCTTTCTGATACAGGAAGCTCATTGCGCTGATCGAGAGTGATTGTGTGCTTTCACCTGTTAGTCTAGGTTTAAGTAGCTTGCATCTAATCGGAACCTGCCACAGCTTTTGTTCTCTAGTACGACGACCTGCACCATATACCTGCTGACCAGCACCATACGCACCAGCCTCATTCGGTACGAATGTTATACTGCGTGCAGGTGTGAGTTTGCCTGTTGCAGCATCCTTATAGATATTATCAGCAAACAGGTCCACGTTGAATTGTGCTAGACCATTCGCATCAAGGTGTACGAACCTAAGCGCCTTAACATGCTGACGTTGACCGAAGTCACTCCACGGCAACTCCCATGCGAAGCTGATAGGCTCGCCTTTGTATTCTTCCCAACTGTCAGGCTCAGCATCACGTGCAGCTTGAAAGCTAGCAGCTACAGTTGACACTGGTGATAGGCACTTGTATACTAATCCAACATGACTGTCATACACACGATCACCGGCAACATACGCATGACCGCTTGTCCACGACACATAGTCATACATACCATACCAATCAGCATACACTGGCGCATCGAGCGAGCCGTAGCGCATCATGTAGCCTTCAGGTGTGAATATGAAGCTACGACCTTCAAGCGTGTTGCAACCACATGAGAACTTCAACAACTCGCCAGTGCCGCTGCGCGGTTTGGTCTTAAATCGTGACCATGCAGTGAGCTTCAACTGCGGTACGTAGTGATAGATGTAACCAATCGTTGCATCGTTGAATGGTTTGAGTATTACATCAGGACCGCCGCCGCTCACACTGCCGGGTGTTGTCGCTAACAAGTCTTTGCCAACTGATATAAGTATATAGTTCTCATTCAACACACCTCTAACAACACGCCTGCCGTTGATGTCTGCTGCTGACAAATTGCCAAACCCTGTAGCACCTGATATATCGACTTGATCCTCTACTTCTAACAAGTGTGCATCGTGTCGTACTATGATGCAATCTTTAATGTCGTCGTTAGCAGCCATATCATCATCGTAGTAGAAAGGATCATCAATCAACGCACGTGTGTCTTGTGTGTCGAACTTTGGCAAGTAAAAGTGCACTGTTTTGTTCTTGCCATCGTAGAAGCCAAACGCCTTCAACCTCATAGTGTCTTTACGCAACCTGCCAATGTGCCGTGCCATCATTGTTTCAATGTAATTACTAACACGCTCAGGCACTACAGCGTTACTAAGCGCTGAAAGCTTTGCACTCGGTACACCGTTGAAATCAACCATGAACACATCACTGCCTATCTCAACAATAGTCCTAGGTGCATTGCTGCCAAAACCATTGAGAGTATCAACAGGCACAGGATCATGAATACCGTCGGTTGTAAATGCACCGTACTTCAACATTGTCGTCGTGGTTGGTGAGATGACAAGCAGCACATCTTTAATCGTCGCAAACCCGCGCACTGTCTGCTCAGGGCTTGCTGCTACTTTCGACATGTTGATGTCAGTGGCGTCGTTAGGTGTAGGTGAAGTGGAGTAGACGACATATGTATCACGTGCAGCAATACGTACTTCTGTCTGATGCTCTGGCAATTCTACAGGGTCAGTATCATGTACCGAGAAGAACCTGAATGATGACTTGCAAGCATCAAATGCTGGTATCTTATCATTGCTGCCAGCATTGCCAGCGTCGAATGCGTACATCACAATGTATTCACCAACACCAGTGCGAGTGAAGTCAATTGACAATGGCTTGTTGTAACCATTGCTGCACACTAGCTCCTTGCCGAAGATGTCACTTGCAACTAGCTCAGTAGCAGTCCATCCCGGTAGTTCGGCGTTGACTTGAAATGCGATGTTTTGGTCCCATATGCGTTGTGCTGTTTTGAACCTGTCAATGCGTAGTATCTCACCAATGCTCGTCCACACCAGCACGTAGTTGGCGAAGTACTTAGCTTCAACTGGCTCACCACCTAATGCATGGTTGTCATATACCCAATTCCACGTGATGCTGCTGCTAACAGCAGTGGCAGTTGCCTTGTCTGTTGTAACAATCTCGAAAACGTCGGGGCTGACGATGCGGCGTATGCTGTGTGTGCGGTTGAGTGCGTCTGCTGAGATGCCACTAATGCCACCAGCTACATCTACAAAGCCCGACAGCGTAACATGGCTGCCAGCAGTGAAACCATGTGCGCTCCAATGGAGTGTCAACACATAGCTGTCAAGCAGCGTTTCAACTGTGCCGGTCTTAACGCCGCTTGTTGTAGTGCCTTGTTTGAGCTTCAACCACATCTCATAACCGAAGCGCGGACCTACGCGGCGGTCGGTGTATGCAACCATGTTGTCAAACACAGGAGAGAACTTGCTTGTCAAGCTCTGCTCACTGTCAACCACATTCAGCCCGCCGCCAAAATCACGAACAGTGGTGTTGTGCAGCTTCGGTGTAGGCCGTGGCTGTTTAGGCCGACCAAGAGGCTTCAGTGCACGTGACAGCATTTGCACCATTACCACCACCTATTGATCGTAGATTGTGCAGGTCTAACAGTGTCTAGTGGAATGTTGAACGTTTGTCTGTTGAACTGACTGAGTGCATCTTGAAACAGGATGCGGAACTTGTCACTGGCACCGGGGTTTGTGCCATCATCTTCTAATACGTCCCAACACGTGCCTAGCAACAGCAGTTGCGTATCCATGTATATCTTGTCGTCATCCTTTTCAAAGTCTGCAGGCTTTGTGCGATATGTGATATACACCATGCCTGTTGTGTTCTTAGGCAGCACCCTAAACCACTTAGCGACATTGCCACCGACAGGCCGGATGCTAGGATACTGAATGTCAACATCGCGTGTATTCATAGGTGCAATTGGCAATGGCTTTGGACTATTCTCCCACATCACTGAATGCAGATCACGCCAATCCATCAGCTTGTTAGTAAGATCACCAGCAATCTCACCACTCACACCATCAAGCTGATACTGCTCCTGATACGTTGTGTATTCAGGTAGCCAGTACTCTCTAAACAACATGTCAAACTTGTGCTGTACCGCTAGCTGTATGCGCGGCTCAGCGTATATCTGTGCATCTAGCCCTTCTACTAGCGCTAAGCGCTGCAACACCTTTGTAACAATGTCACCGAATGTAATCATTGCAAGCTCCCCACGTTATACACGAGCGGCCTGTGTGGTGGACTAACCACACAGACCACTCATGCCCGCACCCTCAGAACTACGCAATAACGTGGGCCGAACCGTGCAGATTGCTCCGGTCCACTGCACAGGAGAACCTGTAGGACCGCACACCATCGGGAGCCAAGTTAGGTGTGTAAGTACCACGAGGATCACCGCTAGTAAGTGTCTGAGTAGTTACACCAGCTACAAGGGCACCTGCAGTCGGTGTCACATCACTTATCAACTCGTTAGTGATTTGTGTGCCGAGCACTTTGTACGGTACTCCCAACACAGCACCATAACCGACATTGATAGTTGTACCAGCAGTCAAGCCATATGCCACATTCACAATGTCAGCAAACATCTTCTTGCCGACAACTGGCGTAGCACCTGTGAGTGTGAAGCTTTCCTTCATCGCTTGACCGAGATAGTCATAGCCGTAGACAGTGACGTTAGATGTAGCAGCACCGCTAGCTACAACTGTCACGTTACGACCATATCGGCCCATCACGCTAGGATTGAAACCGACCACCGGCGATGAAGTGCCAGCAGCAGCAATTGACTGTGCATTCAAGATACCTGTAGCAAGCGCTGCAACAGGTGCAGGAATGTCAACAGTAGTAAGCCCATCGACGCCTACATCAGCCGCGTAGCAACACGCTTCCACACGGTTGTTGATGCGGCGCATACCGGGGGTAGCAACTTGTACCGCCATGTTCGTTATTCCTCTGCATCTTGCACAGCGTTGCCAGCTAACAGCTTTTCAACCAACTCAGGATTAGTCTCAAGCAGCTTGCTAACAACGTCGAGTGCGGTTTTGTGTTTATCGCTCAATGCAGCACTTTGCTGCTGCATTCCAACAGGTGTATCGTCGCCGCCTTCAATCAACAACGGAACGAGATTGCGGTCTAGCTTCATTCGCACCAAGTCCTCGTGTGATATGAACACACTATCACCACGCAAGGTGCGAACCATGTAGCCTTCAACTTCTATCTCAGTCGGAACAACGCGGAAGCCGATTTCGTCTTTAACAGTGCGATTGACGACTGTCTTACGTTTCAGCGGCTCAATTGTGTACGCAGGGACGGCTTTCTTCTGCTCGTCCATCGTAAACGCAGCGCGTTTGTCCATGAAGCTGACCACGTTCGGCGTTTCAGCCATCTCAATCCTCCTAGTCGTTGACTACAGCGTGTGTGCGGTATTGCTTCCATGTGCAGAACTGGCACTGCGTGATGACGCGCTGACCGTAGCCGTCGATTGTCCACGGTGCAGTCAGGTCAACATTCTTCATGTTGTTGTCACCGAGGATGTGTAGACGGAGGTAGGTGTCATTCAGGAAGTATGCACGATCTACTGGACAACTCTCGTCGTAGATGATCGGCACACCATTGTGGCTCACGCCGTCGAAGCCCAAGTCCATCATGCGCTTGCCGCTGCTGGTGTTGGTCAGTGGGATAGTAAGCTTAGACCGAACAGCAGCACGATACAGGCGGTAGTGATTTCTTCCTGCGATGATGACTTTAGGACGCTCAGTACCTTGTTTAAGATCAAGCAGCACATCGTCGTAGGCTTCTTCGATGTTTGTGGAGTTGAGCGTACCAGCAAAGTCGTAGCTGCTAGGACGCCACTGCACTTCTAATGCTCTATCGACACCAGCAAGTGAACCAGTTGTGGGATCGTCAGGTATAAGCAGAGCAAGTCCATTAGGATCGTTCCCACCACCAAGGCCGTAAAGATAAACACTGAACTTCTCCTTGATTGAGAGTTCGAGTGCTTCAAGTTTACCTTGCAGTAGCTTAACAGCGGCTTGCTCACCTTTGTTCTCATCTTCCTCTTGATTGCTGATAATCACTGTGCCAGCAATACGTGACCAGCGATACTCAAGTTTGATGAACTCTTGTGTCTGCTGGACAGGCAAGCTGTCATAGTAGCTATAGCTGCCAACTGTCGGGTTGCGACCAGTAAGCAGTGGATTGGTGATGTTGTAACCGCTTGGTTCATTCTCAATGCGGTCACGTGCAAAGCACCACGCCATGAGCGCGTTGCTCTGCATAGCTGCTACAATCAACTTCTTGCGCGAGCGCTCGATTGTAGTAGCGAGTACGTTTTGCAGTACGGGCATCTGTGAATGTCCTTACTTTTGGTTAAGCTCTGCAAAGACCGCAGCCGCTATATCACGCCAAGGTGCATTAGCTCTGAAGTCTCCGCGTGAATTAGTCGTAGACTGTGTTGGGACCTGACCGTTCGGCGCTACACCACGCATACTGCCCGGTGTTGTCCTTCGCTGACCACCATTAGCGCGTTGTCGCTGCATTGCCGCCTCAATCTGCGGACGTAATGGTGATGTGAAGTCGAAGCCTCTGCGTTCTACCCAACTACGGAGTTCAAAGTAAGCACGTTCTGGCGTTAAGCCATGTGCGCCCACTAAGTTGCTGATTTCCACACCATGTGTCTCAGCATGAGGATGAGTTTGCACAAACTCTTCCATCATTACTTGTGCATTCTCATTAATCTGCGCTTGTCGTTGCGCGCTTCTCGTCTGCTGTTCAAGCGGGCCTAACCGCCTGTCTAGTTCATTGGTAATGACACGTGCATTGATGTTGGGAACAGCGTCATTACCAAAAAGCTGCTCCATTGTTACGCCAGTAGCTAGCACACGAGCTACTATATCACGCACGGCGTTGATTGGGTCTTTCTCAGCCATCGCACGAAGCTGCATAGCTTCACGTGCCATCTGCGGCGACAGATTGTTCTGCCGCATTACATCGTCGATGCCTTTGTACTGCTGGAAGGTCTGCTGCATCTGGCGGAGTTGACGAGATGCTTGATTAGCCGCATATTGTGCCCGGTTGAGGTTGTATGCGAGCTGCTTTTCTCTGCGCGTAGTAGCAACCACTTGACCATCTTTGCCAAGTAGCTCACCTTTAGGCCCTTTCTTGGGCTTTTCAGTGAAAAGCTGTTCGTCTTTACCTCTTGACTTAGGCGTGTGCCGGTCTGATCCTGTTTCAGTAGTTTCGCCGCCGTCTTGAGCGTCATGCTGCTCACCTTGAGGCTGCTGTTCGCCTAGTGGTTGTTCTTGCTGCGAACTTTCACCCTGATCGCCGCCTTCTTCAGTCTGTTGTGGGGCATCTTGAATGCCAAACGACTGTCCTACAGCGTCCATCAAGTCATCTTTCTCGCCAGCCATATAAGCCTCCTACCTAACAGCGCCTTGCTGCATCTGTTGTATGATTTGCGACGCAATGTCTGCAACACTACGTCCACGTGCTAGTTGAATGCCTAGGCTCTGCTTAATCTCAGGTGGCAGACCGTCTATAAGGCGTCCAACTTGTTGAACTATTGTAGCAATGTCCTCAACTTGTGGTCCACCACCACCAGCGCCGCTAGTTTGTGGCTGTTGTGCACCCTGTGCAGCTTCCATGCCAGCCATAGCACGTTCATGCCGCTGTGCACCTATCTGTCGTGCTGTTTCGTGTTCTTCAGACGACTGTTGTGCTTCAGCAGGTGATGGTCCTGCACCTTGCTGCATCAAACCTTGATATATAATCTCCCAATCTTCCTGACTGATGATCATGTTGTCGTATGCTTGGGCTAAAACCTTCAACGCAACGACAAGAGCCATCGGTGTAGCCTGTGCGTAGTTGCCAAGTATCTGCGTGATCTGCAGTGCTTGCTCTTTCTTGGCCCTGCTGGTAGGTTTAAGAGTGCTACCACCTACTACACGTGGTACAAATGTCTTACGGATGGTGTCTGCGTCTAGCTTTTTCCAGTCTTTAGCCTTATCGTCGCCTAACAAGATGGCAACTTCGCTTTGTTCCATGAATTGCATGCACATTTGTGCTACAATCCACAACACTGTGCCAACGCTATCTTCAATAGCGTCCATTTTCTCGTCAGCACGTGTCTGAATTTGACTTTCGTAGCTCTCAATGGCTCTGTTGGTGGTGTTTGTCTTGTATTCTACACCACGTTGCACGCTTGTAACACCTGACAAGCGGTCAATGCTCTCAAGTACAGGCTTTTTGTCAAAAAACTTGATCGCATCTGCACTAGGTGGCAACAATGGACCGAGCACATCACCTAGTTTCTTGCCTTCTGGCAAGTCTAAGCCGATTGTGTTCGTATCAGTGGTACCGTTGATGAGTGCTTCAAGCACATCGCCGCTCTTCAACGAGTTCTTATCATATGCAACCTTGCCAGAGGCGAACTTACGTACCTTTGACCACTCATTGTTGATGATGTTGATGTCATCTTGCTGGTCAAGGTAGTAAGTCACTTCACCTTTAGCGTACATGGTGATAGGGTCTGTATGAAACTCCATTGGTACAATGGGGAAGTATTGGTCGAGTGAGTAGGGATCGTCCCACACCCAAAGTGGATAGCACCAATCATTAGCGTTGTACAACTCAACACGGCGAGTAACGCGGTCCCATACATACACCACCTTTGTCATCTGTGCCGCTCTAAAGCTGCGGTCATCTGCATAACCGTACTTGGCGTACTCAGAGGTCGTGTAGGAGAACAGTTGGAAGTTGTCAGTCTGACCACGATCACCTTGATCTGGACTAATACCTGCTTTAATGACGTTGGTAGGTGAGAAGATGCTCTCCCACTCATCTGTACCGGGGCGCTTTCTGCCATACTTAGCACGCAGTAGAGATGTGAACATCAAATCTTCAACCATGACCCAATTGCAAGCACCACTGAGATCTAGGTCTGTTGCTGTTGGGTCTACTATAACTTGATCTGGCCTACGC